TTCTGTAAATGTATCAATATCTTTATTTGTTGGGTCTCTAAAATCTCTGAATGGTTCTTTGGCTCCAACGGTTGTTTTAAGTCCAACTGCTCCATCTGATTGATCGCTGAATCTAAATGCTCTAAGTATAAATCCCCAAATAAATTTCCTTAGTTGAAAAATATGTTCTTCTTCTGCAACATCTGCTATTTCATATGCTCTATTATTCCAAGGTGTTACAAGAACATCTCCTGGCACTGGGTGATAACCAGCACTTATGTCACGAGTGAAAGTAAATTTTGGAATCGAAGCATATTGAATTATTTCTTCCGAACTAATACCAAATCCTCTTGTTAGAGTTGGTTCTTCTGTTGGTTCATAAATAAGTTTTGTCTTTAATGGTTTCAAGTAATTGGTATTAGTTGACTCACCATAAAGAGTATCTAATTCTACTCTTCTATCTCTAATATAATAATCACATACTATACCAGCAATATCTGTGAACTCAGTTATATATCCCTCAAATAAGTCATGTTCTATATTGTGGTATATATCATATAACTGCCACTCTGGGCGTCTTTGTCTTGCTGCTTTTCCCATTATATTTTTATTACTCTTCTTCGAGTTCTATTTCAATTTTCCTTAAAGCTTTATCTGCCTGATTTATAAATGACTTATATTTGGCGCTAAGCGTTTTCAATTTTTTAGATGCGGACCGTGGTGATTGCCCACGACCCCAACTATTTATTTTTCCCATTTGATCTTCGGTTGCACCTAAATCACTCATCTTACCATCAACAAATGCATTAACAAAATCACTGCCTAATTTTTGAAATGCCATTTGACTTGACTCATCTCTCATTTTATCTTTATATTCTTGACTTAGCTTTTTTACATTTGTTTTTTCAATTATATATAAGTCTATTTTTTCAGTTAAATTCATTTTAGCCCCTCATTAATTTGGTCTGTGTTTCCATTACAAGACTAAGTGCTTGTTCTAACAACTCAATTCTTCTTTCAAGTCTTATAATTCTATCACCACCAGCTTGTGGTGGATCGGGTCTTGCTGGATTGCCGCCTGCTGCTGCCTTCTTTGCTTCTATCTTTTCTTGAATCATATTTCCCATGTGATTGTCGAATAGACTGTAGTCAACGCCATTATCATCTGGATCGGGTCTTCTACTCATATCAACACCCGGATTATCCGGGTCAGCTCCTCTACCCATACCACCACCCGGATTATCAGGTGTTGGTTGTTCTATTTTAATTGGATTAAAAGCCGTTCCATCTTCAAACATTTTTTCATATGCGCTCAATTCTGACATGTTATCTCTCCTTTAGGCCATGGATATACCAAGGCCATCCCATACTTCTTCTAATTGTAGTGTTTCTTTAAGTTCTCGTTTTTCTTCTATACCTTCACTAATAAGTGCTTCTCCATCTAAGGCTATACCTGTGTTTCCTATTGAAGCAAACTGTGAAAATTTTGTTCTTATCCTACCAAGTATTATTTTGCTTTCTGCTAAAGCATAATCAAAAATCCAATCACTTGTGTAGAAATCTTCAAAGCTTTCTTGTGGTGTCCATCCTCTATCTGTATTATAGTATTGACTTGCTTCTAACATATAAGCCCTTAATAATACATATCCCGGTGAATCAGCATCAATAATATTTCCACCACTATCTGTGACTTGGCCCCAGTTTCCTGATGGTGGAGGTGGGTGAATTTCTAATTGATTTGTAAATCTATGATACTTCCAATTATACACACTTGGTGTATATAGCTTAAGTGTATCTAAAAAATCTCTGGCTATGTGATATGAAACTAAGTTATAATCACCACCTGATCCCCAAATTATAGGATCAAATACTCCTCTGGAGTATAAATAATTATCAATTGTGAATAATGTATTAATACCCCATGAAGAACCTTTATCATTATATGATAACACTTCAGTTACACCAACTGGTAAGTCATAAAAGTTTTGTCCAGCAGATAGTAGTAGAGTAAAAAAAGTTTCTGATGTTGCTTGACCTGTAGCCCACTTGATAAATTTATCACGGGCATAGTCAATTGCATCCTCAATTTGTCGTGGATGAAGTTCTACTTTCACCATAGGATAACCCAATCTGCGTTTTATCTTTTCTGCTAACTGCTTTTTTGTTGTAGACATTCTAATTCCTCTTATTCTTATTTATCTATTTATTCAAAAACTTCTGTGTCTGTTAACCAAGTCCAATCTTCTACGTCTGCTTCTACATCTGATAAAATACCCCAAGCATCATCGTTATCTTCTCTTTTAATGAACCCATAACTTTCATCAAGAATATCCATTTCTAATAAGTATAGACACCAATAAAGAGCAGAGACCAAGTCATCTGGTTTATCTTTACCAAAGAATTTATTTTTATCTTCAATAAAAGAGCTGAGTTGTTCGATGGTGTTTTTATCGACTATTTTTACACTGCCATCTTCAATAAGTTTTTTCATAAGTAAAACGGCTTTTGGTTTTGTTATTCTTGATGCTCTAATACCAAGACTTGCAGTCTTAGAACCAGAGTTAACTAGATTTTCATTTTCTATATCCCACCACAGTCTTTGAATTACTGCGGCGCCTTCACCATTATTTTCACACATGATATATCCGTTGTTATAGTACATTGAGAGCCTATCAATTATATCACAGAAGTCATATACATCGGTTAAGTTATGTTCAAACACAGCAACTTGATTCATTCGTACTGGATTTAAAGCTATTATTTCAAAAACTTGTATTGTAGACCAGTGCTCTCCTGTTCCTTTTGCGGGGTCTACTCCTAAAACATACACTGCTCTTTCTTTTGGTTTTTCCCAAACTCTTAATCTATCCTCTAAGTCCATATATTTAGGATCTTTATGAGAAGCTAAAAGCACTCTAATGGTTTCTGAGTTAAGAACGGTGTTTGTAGAACCAATGAACTTAACTGCAAATTCTTGATTAAATTTTAACATTCCAAGATTTTTGATTTGTTCTTCTGCCCACTCTTCATCTCTACCGGGTACTCTCTCATAGCTTACTTTTGTAGTAACAAAAGTATTCAAATTAGCCTTAGCTTGTGTCCATATTCTATGGAAGATATTGAACAGACCATTTGGAGTAGATATGATTATGATTTTTGCTTCTTGGGAGGCGGAAATGGTTGGATAGTTAGCAGCCCAGAAGTCTTCGGCCGCTATACCTGGGACGAATGCGAACTCATCACAACATAGTAGGTTCATTGACTCACCACGAAAGGCATCGGGTGAGGTTGCTGATATAACTATTCTTGTTCCATTATCAAATGTAGTAAATGTTTTTGAGTACTCAGTAACACCTGGCTTTAACCAAATTGGTAATGACTCATACATTCTTTTGAGTCTTGCTAAAATCATTTTAGCACTTGTCTCTTTATTTGAAACGATACCTATATTTTTATCTGCGTGAAAAATAGCATACCATAAAACATAAGCAGAAACGATAGTAGTTTTACCAGACTGCCTTGAACATAATCCAATATTGAATCTATGCTTTTGGAATTTTTCAAGAAGTTCCCATTGATAATCTCTGGGTTCGAAAATAATTTCTCCTTGATCTGGGTTCACAATTTTAACGTACTTAAGGAAATACGTTACGCTTTGCATACATTTTTGAAGTTCAACTATTTGATCTGGTTCATATTCTAACTCTGCTCTTGGCCTCTTTACATACTTCTCATCGTATCTTATTGCCATTCCTTTTTCTCCAATTTACACTTTCAGAGCATAAAAAAACCCTGTATATCTACTTAGTTATTTATGTAGATTACAGGGTTTTTTTATTCGGAAACGACTATTGTTGACCAAATATTTGATCCAGCTGTCTGTGGTTTCGATGAGTCACTGACTTTTGAGCGACCACCACCCAGTTTTGCTTTTCTTTCAACTTTATATAACAATCTCTTGTCTGGTCCGTCTTTTGTTTCAAGATAACAATTCTTACCCCAAATGTTGGCTATATGTTGTAAGGTTTTCTTACAGTAATCTCTTTCGAGATTGGCTCCAGACCATCTGTGAGTTAAGAATAAGTATCCCTTTTGGTCATAATTACCATCTGTGATTTCGACTTTCGGTACATGACTGTGAGTGAAACTTTGGATAATCAATTCAGCAACCTTCTCAGCCCTTTGTTTTGTAATGACTAGGTCATGTGTCGCATGAGTTATTCTTTCAACAAAGATGTAAAGTTCCATTTCATCAACTAAATCGGCTGTTAAAAATCCTTTCATAAAGAACCAGTCTGTATGGGTTCTCATTATTTCAAACATTTTTTCTTTGCCTTCCATGGCCTTGTTGTCCCATGACTCTTTTAACTTTCTGTCGTTACAATCATTCCATTCTCTGCCATGTCTACCTTTGTCCCATCTGTCTACTACATCTTCCCACATTTTGGAACCAACAAGATAAGGATTCAAAGATACTTTGTTAGAGGCTTTGACTAGTGAGTTAGAAAAGTTGTACTGAGCATGATCTGACATGTTCAATAGCTCTTCATCGAACAATCTTTTCATAATCTTTTCATGCCAGTAGGTTGCGAAACCTTCGTTCATGTATTTGGTTTTCATTTGAGGCCAGAAGTATCTGCCTTCTCTTCTGAGCACTTCAAGAACATCCTTCTGCCATTTTTCAAGAGTTGATGAGTTATCAATTACATATCTCAACAAATCTTCTGTTGGCTCAACCGGTGTCTTTAACTTCAATGACCTCCATAGTCGTTGATTGAAAAGAGAAATATCCATATCTTTATATGAATCATCGGTAGGAGCAATATCATCAAACTCAGCTTTACTTCTGGTGTGCGCCTGTTGCATTTTTTGTTCATAGATTCTTTCTCTTTTTTCATCTTCAGTTCCATTGTCAAAAGGACTCGAATGAAATTGAATTGAGTGACCAGCATCAATTATTTTTTCGACTTCACCGATACCATACATTCTTTCATACTTATTGAATCGTCTTGCTGCGGCACTCAAAAAAGGAATAACATCCTTGTTTGTATTCATAAAGTACTTATTCATTGTGAAGAAGGCAACGTGACCAACAACATGAGCCATAACAAGTGCTTGAATTGCCAGTGTATTATCTTTCATTAAATAAGCTCTTGATGGGTCTGAGTTTATAACGACTTCTAATGGAAGACCAGCACGAACCTTTTCATGTATGGTTCTAAGTCTTTCGTAGTCACGACCATATTTCCAGTTTGAAATGTTACCAGGGATTCGATAGGCCATGATCTCTAACATTTTCTGATCTGGAATAATATCGAACTCAATATCACAGAACTCAAGTCCTTCTTCTTCTGCAATCTGATAAATTCTGTCCTCTATTTTCAAGAGTCTTTGAAGTTCAGTTTTATTCATCTTCCATCCCTTTCTCTTTGTCCTTTTCGATTTCCTCTTTTAGCAATCCTACTACAGAGAATTGCATTATTTCTTCATCGGTCATATTTGTAATATCTTGACCGTTTTGAACTGCATAAGTTCTAAGATGCACAATTTCTTCTTCGGTGCATTCAATATCCCATACATAATCTCCACTTTCCGATTGTCTTTCATTTGTTATTTCCATTACTTTTTCTCCTTTTTAAGATTGTCAAGGTAATTTTTTCTCCAACCACTTTTGCCTAATTCTCCCCACATTTCCTTCATTTTGTGATATTCACTTTCATTATCAGGGTTTGGATCATCT